CAACGGTGTGCTCCATCCTTTATGCTGTGATTCCACGTGGATTACGGCAGAGAGGAGGTCAACGGAAGTGTCCCGATTTAGGTCGTATGTCAATCAACATACTCAGGACTCATCTTGGACCTACACACAAAGTGGTGTAGATTACAAGGTGACTTCTGCGTTTGTTGAATGGAACGCTTTCGAAGAAATGATCGATAGCGTTGATCGCACGGTTCGAAATCATCCGTGCTACCATACGACTCTTGCAGCAGAAGGTGTTGCAAGAGAACCCTGGACTTGGGCTGGTCATTCCTATACAGAGCACGGTGGCCCTGCATGGAATGGCTGGCAACCCAACCCAGGATCCTATATGGAACGCTTCCACGACGGGATCTTTACCCCTAGTCTCTTGGGAGACTTTGCAGATGCAGCTTTTGCTGCATTTGCAGATCAAGTTCCCCAAGAAGTTGACATTGTCAACTTTGGACTAGACTTCCGCCAGATTGGGGATTTAATTCCCAAACTGGAGGAATCAATGTCCAAGACTGTCGCTTCCGGCTATCTGAATTACTCATTTGGGTGGAAACCCTTCCTGAGTGATCTTCAGAAGCTTGGCAGATTATCCCAAACCGTAGCAGACAGGCTTGCCTGGCTGCGCGATACTTGGGGGAAATCCGTCCGTCTGGGATACTTTCAAGAGGTGGATTATCCAATCTCTGAAAGATTCCAGAAGGTAAGCGGCACATTTTACCCTACTTGTCTATCCGCTAAGGCAACGCTCTTAGCAAGTGGTACTTTGTACCATGAGCTTGAACGTCTTAACGGTATAGAGGGTACAATGAGGGGTATGATTGCAGCTCTTGGTCTTAACAGTCCATCACGAGTAGTATGGGAAAGGATCCCTTACTCTTTTGTGGTGGATTGGTTTGCTAGGACCAAGAGTATCACCGACTCCTTCAGATACCAGCCTTTTACTGGTCTCTGGAGAGTCTCAAATGTATGCACCTCTATGAAGATTCATCTCAACATAGAGTGGCGTTACTATGAGGCTGGTGTTCGCGAGCATAGTGCTGGCTTCACCACCGGTGATTTCTACAACCGTCTCGTTGGCCTGCCAGTCTCCTCTCAGATCTTGAGTGGAGACCTTTCACCGACGCAGCAGCTCCTTGCAGCTGCGTTGTTAATCGGCGCAGCACGTTGATGTGCTGTCGGCTGTGTTATTCTGCCATGATCAATGAAGCTCATGTCAGGGTAACTCACTAGGAGGTACCTATCAATGGCTTTCACGTCAGATCTCGTTCTCGATGATGCGAGCGGTGACGATGTCACCTATCGACTCACTGGAACTTCTTCCAATGGGTCAAAAAGGATCGACATCGCTACTACCCTCTCCGAACCTGCCTTCCTCAACATAAATCATGCTGTGTCAGGCAAGGGTGGAGATGCGGTTGATCGGCATCTCGTTCAGTTCCAACGAACGATTACCGATTCATCCGGCACGCCGCGGACCCTCACAGTGAACTTCACTTGTGCGGTTCCTCGTAGTTCGGTCATCACCTCTCAGGTGGTCAAAGATCAGATTAACAATCTGCTTGATCTCCTATCAGATGGTGCCTTGACCACGTTGGCGTCGTCCAACAACATCGACTCTCTCTTACGAGGAGAAAGTTAACCAAGAGTTATTCCCTTTTCGGGGATTTCTCTCTCCACCTCTACTTGTTAGTGGTGGTTCTCCATTTACTGGAGGTGGTTAGCTCTCTAATCGAAAGTTAGAGACGTATCTCTACGATGATGTAGAGTAGAAATCTGACTGACTGTCCGGAGATAGGCTCGGATAGGTGCCATTGTGAATGGTCCTAGGAAGAGCCGGGATGAGTATATACTCAACCTCTTCAGACAGCTGATCATGTGCGATCCACTTGGAATCACACCGCATAAATCCCTTATGAAGGATATCGAGACATTGGAGTCTCGCTACTCTCATGAGGGGCTCGCATTCCTAACCAAGACCCTTCCCAAGCTTGGGAAAGATCTTGATCGGAGTGTGGTAACAGGAATGTTCTCGAGCAGTGCTGGTTTTAAGACCAGTCACTGTCGTAATACACCTGCATTTCTGCAGGCGTATTTCAACATCCTGTTCGATGGTAGTGGTTTGCTCCTGGAAGAAGCACCAGCGGAAGCGTTGAAACACCTTCGCCAGGTTCTCTTCTTCGCGTACAAGCTGGAGCTACCTTATTCATCAGAGCTCACTAATGCGGTTCTGAACCGCTTTAAGGAGACCGATGAACAGCTCCCGCTTGACTTTGATTCTGAGGTTAGTGATCTTCTTGATCACTGCGCTCGAATCACAAGTGTTGTCTTTGATGGTTTCGACCACAAAGACATACTACCGCGACATGGTCCAGGGGCAGTGGCAACTGGTGAAAAGGTTGAAGAGAAGTGGAACTTTTCACGTCTCTACAACCA